TATGGAGAAGCATAGAGGTACCAGCTGTACCCGCTTTAAATCGTGTTACTGTTGTTGGCATTATGCTAGTACTCCTATATAAGCTAGTGTGGTTAGATTAGCGGACTCTGCTTGAATAGCAGCGACCTTGGTGTTTCCAGCAGCGTTAACTGCTGCAACCTGTGTTGTACCTGCAGAGTTAACAAGCCCAGTTTGGGTTGTACCAGCAGTATTGATTACTGTTACGCGGTCAGCGGTTGCAGCAACAATGTCATTAACACCTAGTAGGGTGCCTAGGGTTTCTAGTGACTTAGTCACATAGATTAGGTCTTGCGCTGTATAAGTAGCAGCGGCAAGGCTTGCTGTAATTTCTTCTTTAACAGCGGTAATCTGGGTACTAAGGGAGCTGTAATCTGGCATGTTTTTACCTACCTTTCGAGGCTATTAAAAGTGTATCAGTTTTAAATACGAGGTCATTGTAAACTTTGAACATTATGCCTGAGCCTCTGTCCATGAGATACGAGCTGAGATATTGGCTGCTGAAGAACCAATGTTGGTTGCAGTCAAGACCAGGATATCTGGGCCATTAGGGTACCCTGGGGTAGAAACGTTTCCGTTTCCTCCAAGGATTGAGTTTCCAAGGTCACGAATCTTTGTAAGGTCGTAGTTGGAAATATTGTAGTTAGAAGCACCACCACCGTTTTCAGAGAAGAAGGATGCTACAGAGTCACCACCTGTGATTAGACCAGATGATGTCTGAACTCCACCAGCTCCAGGGCCTGAGTTATCAAAGTAGATAATCTGAGCAAGAGAACCAGAACCTACAAGGTCACGAGTCCAGTCATTAGGAATACCTGTAAATCCTTGACGAGGTGTAAAAGTAATACCTCCAGAGACTGTTCCAGTATTCGGAACAGAAAGAGTAATACGGTTAGCAGCGACTGAAGCAATAGTAGCCGCAGTTCCAATACCAGAACCTGATACCAACATACCAGGAACAAGTCCGTTAGTACCTGTTGCGTCATTTACTGTAATATTTAGCGTTCCTGAGGTACCTGTTACTGAAGAACGTGTAGTAGTCAACTGAGCAGGAGTCCAGTTAGTATATTCAATTCTTCCTGGGTTTAGGATTCCGTCAATACGGAACTGTCCGTTAGTTGAAACTCCAATAGAGTTCATCTTTAACTGCATGCGGTTAGCAAGTTCACGAATACCATAGTTACGAGCAATAGCGTTATCTACAGATGGAGCAAGACGTACTGCAATTAGTGGACGAGTAATACCAGCTGGCACGTTAAGAAGCTTAGTCATACCACCAGTGAAGATAAAGCTTGTATCATCATCAAACTTACCATCCATGATTACAGAAGAACCCCAGTGGCTAATAATAGGTGCACAGTTCTGAGTAATAGACTGAACCGCAACCTGAGCATTTCCACCAACGCCTGTGTAAGAGGAGTCAGGTACAAATGTTACTGGTGATTTAGTTCCAGCAAACTGGAAGGGTACATCTGGGTAAACTTGTGTAACAGATGCACGACGTTCCGCAATAAAGATAGGAGCGCACTTCTTTACAGGGTCATATGCTCCTACAGATGAGTAACGCATAATTTCTACGTTAGTATCATCACGTACTAATAGGTAACCTGCAGGTGGCCAGTATTGAGTGTTCTCAACCCACAGCACTGTATCGTTTGGACCAAGCTGTGCGCCGATTGTTCCTGCAGCTCCACCAGCTAACATCTTTGAGAAGAGTGATGGGTCATTAGAAACTTCATAGCGAGCAGGTAAGTTACCTGAACGTTGGTACGCAGCGTTGTTAACGTTGTTATTGGCAATACGATGACACCAGTTAATGCGACCACTTACGGTACGCATACCAAAGCGGATAGCACCAGCACCGTACCAGGTGTAGTCGATATAGAGCATCTGCATGCGTCCCATATCCAACTGATAACCCGATGAGCCTGTACCGTCAAATCGGTCCAAGTTCCACTCTTCTTGTGGGAATCGTTCTGTTTGAGTAATTAAGTAACGAGTTCTAATACCGTTAGGGCCTTTGTAAGCAGGTGCGATGTTTAAAGAAGTAGCAGAGTTAATTTGTACAACTTTATATGTTGCACCCTTAATAACAATTGTATTTCCAACTACTAATTGCTTACGGAATTGAGTATTAACACCAGTAACAAATGAAGAATCAGCTGTTACGTTAATACGACCAATGCCTTCTTTTTCAGAGTGACGGCGACAAACAAACGCTTTTTGTCCATCATATTCAAAGAAGAAACCGTTTTGGTCGTCATACAAACCTGCACGAGTAACAGCTCCGTACCAAGTACGAGCGTGTACATAGACGTTAACTCCTGCTGGGTTTTGGTCAACTAAAGAGACAGCGCTAGTTAGATTAGTTGTGTACTCAAATGTGTTAACGTCAATGATGCGTGAGACAACAAAGTTACCGTTGTATGGGTTGTACTCTGCGCGAGTTGTAACACCTTCAACCTGGATACCTACTCCAGCCTGTAAACCGTGGTCTTGTACAGTTCTTACTGTAATAATTCCTGAGCCTATAGTGCCGCCATTTAAGTACATCTGTTCTACGTCAAATACTGGAGTTAACTGACCACCAGTTGAGAACTGAATACCCTTACCTGACTGATAACGGAAGTAACGGCGAGTCTGACGAATAACCTGGTTACCCATAGTGTTAGTCGCTGTTGTAAGAGAAACACCACCATCATATGGTCGGTGAACGATATAACCATCGCTCTTAGTTAAAATTAACGCAGTCTGCGGAACTGTTACAGCAGACTGTTGACGGTCTAGTTGAAAAGACAAAGTACGTGTTGTTGGTACGTCTGTCACTGACCAGTTACCATCAAAGCTGTTAGTTCCAGAAACCACAATTAGGGAACCTGGGTAAACACCGTGTGGGTTGTCAAATGTTACGGTCACCTTTGAAATAGGCGCGGCACCATCAGTTGTTGCTCTAAAAGATTTAGTATTTGAAACTCCACCGATAGGTGCGTTTCCACCTGGGATATGAGCACCATCAAAGATGTCTCCACCGTATACGTTTGTCAATGTTCCAGATAAAATATCTCCAGAAACAATTCCGCGAGCAGTATAGGTAAAGGAGGTTGTAGTAGGCACTGTTGTTACAAGAGAAGTTCCTTCTGCAAGAAAATTAAGAGTCTCTTGAACCGATACTACCTGACCAGCAGATAAAGAGTGTGGTAGTGCTGTGGTAACAGTGATTACTGAGCGTGGACGAGCTCCATCGCCAACCATTGTTACAAGGTCAATTGCGTTACCGCCAGTTGCCTTAGGGAAGAATGATGGGTAGTTATTATGTAAGAATAGTGCTTCCCACTTAGATGGCTGTACAGAGTATTCAAAGTCTGTATCCATAAGAGATTGTGGTTCTGAGACACGAAGCTTCTGAGCTCCGTCAAGCATAACGTCGCTAAAGTCTACCTTTTGGTGTTCGTCATCTACAACAATCTGTAGGTTGTCCGTTGCAGACATGCCTGTTGTGCTAAGAGATGCATTTAGCTGAATAACAGTTTTATAGTCTGGTTGACCATAAGGGTTTGAGATGCTGTTGTCTGGGTAAATGTAGGTTACTGTTGCTGTTGTATTTGGGTCTGAAAAGTTGAAAAGAACCTGGTTAGTTGTTGCGTTAACAATAAGGAAGAAATGAATTTTCTTAATGTAGCGCTCAATAGTAATTGTCTTTGTCGTTGGATTAAATACATAATCCTCGGGCGCAATATTACGTGCCATTAAATATTACCTTCCTAAATTAACGTAATCGGTTGGATAACGGTCTGAGTAATTGTAGTGGTTCGTGTCTGTGAATAACGAGGAAAAAAGATGCCAAGTTCTAGTTGAGCATCCATAACTAGTTGTTCACCACGTCCACCATCTCCAGCTGGTCCTGGTGTACCTGTTGGTCCACGAAGTCCTGTAGGTCCCGCAGCACCGTTTGAACCCGCAGCACCAGTTGGTCCCGCAACACCATTAGAGCCTGCAGGCCCTGTTGGTCCTTGAATACCACTGGCATATACTAGCGCACTCCAAAGCTGTGTACCGTTGCCAACTTTAAATCTTCCAGTGTCAAGTTCAAGACCAAGTTCACCTTCTGAAAGAAGGGGATTAGTAGTTGACCACTGTAACGCCGTAGCACGACGTAATTGTAATTTAATTGCCATTAGTTACCGCTCACGTCTCCTCCGTCGATAGTTATAACCCCGCCATAATTGGTATCGGCGCTGCCACCATCTACGTTCAATAGTGTAGTGCCTGTAGGGCCTGTTGGACCTAGTAAACCTTGATTTCCTGTTGGGCCAGTTGGACCTTGAATACCCGTAGGTCCTTGAATACCAGTTAAACCTGTTAAACCTTGTGGCCCAGTTGGTCCTGTAACACCAATAGTTGCAGCAACAATTGCTTGCCAGTTTGCTGTGTCTTCAAGAGGAGTGATTCCAGCAGTTGATGCGCTGTTTCTACGAACGTATGTTCCCTTTAAAGTTGGGGTGTCGTAGAAAACTGCTTGACCAACTTGATAAGAAAGACCTTGCTGCCAAGTTCCAATAACTGTAAATGGAAGTGGACCAGTAGCTCCAGTAGGACCAGCAACAGTAGATGCTGCTCCAGTAGGGCCTGTGGCACCAGTTATACCTGTGGTACCAGTAGGTCCTGTAGGTCCTTGAACAAAACCAGCGTTTACATAAGCGCTGCCTTGCCAAACATAAAGTTGACCCTGAATAAGATATGCGTCACCAGTTGCTGCAGTTGGAAATGCTGCGTTAAGTTCCGCAAAAGAGTTGAAGGAACCAAGAATACCTAAACCGCGACCTTGGATACCAGTAGGTCCTGTTACACCTTGGATACCTTGAGGACCTGTTGGACCAGTAACACCTTGGATACCCTGCGCTCCAGTTGCACCAGTTAAACCAGTTAAACCAGTTGCACCAGTCGGACCTTGAACACCTTGAATACCTTGAATACCTTGTGCACCAGTAGGGCCAATATTTCCTTGAGGACCTTGTGAACCTGTTGGACCTATGCCGCCTTGAGAACCTGTTGGACCTTGGATTGCTCCAGCACTTGCCCATGCAGAGCCAGCCCATACAAATAGAACACCGTTAACAAGATAACCGTCACCTGTTGCTCCAACAGGTTGAGCAGTTTGAAGTGCAGCAAGTGAGCCATAACTTCCAAGAATAAAAATTCCAGAACCAGCAGGACCAGTAGCACCCGTAGGTCCCTGCGCACCAGTTGTTCCAGGAGTACCTGTAGAACCTGCTGTACCAGCAACACCTTGAGTACCTTGTGGACCTTGAGCACCTGTTGGACCAACAGCACCAGGGAAACCTGCAGAACCTGTAGGGCCTGTAGCACCAGTAGCACCCTTTACATAAAGAGCCCAACCAGTTCCGTTATCACTTGGTATTCCACCAACTGTAAATTGTGCTGGGTTAGTTAATACCCAGATTTCGCTTCCATAACTTACGCCGTCATATAGAACGTAAGTTCCAAGTGAACTCCAAACACCTTGATTAGTAAAAGTAACACTTGTTACAGGGCGTGTAGTTCCTGTTGGACCCGTTGGTCCAGCAATAGTAGATGCCGCACCTGTTGGACCAGTAGCACCAATGTTTCCTTGTGGACCTGTAGGTCCAAGATTTCCTTGTGCACCAGTCGCACCTGTAGGTCCAATCACTGTTGATGCAGCACCAGTAGCACCAGTTGCTCCAGTAGCTCCAGTAGCACCTACAGCACCAGTAGGACCGATTACTGTCGATGCAGCGCCTGTTGCACCAGTAGCACCAGTAGGACCAGTAATTGATAAACCTTGTGGACCTGTTACACCTTGAAGACCAGCAAAGCCTTGAAGACCCTGTGTTCCTTGAATACCTTGCGGACCTTGCGGACCAGTTGCGCCAGTAGGACCAACAGGACCAGTGTCACCTTGTGCACCTTGTGGTCCATTAATACCTTGAAGACCTTGTTGACCACGTGGTCCTGTAGGACCAGAACCGCCAGTAGCACCAGTTGGACCTTCAAGGTTTCCAACGTTAGTCCACTGACCGCCGCTCCAAATAATTAAATTGCCGTTAGCAAGAAGATAAGCTTGACCAGCACTACCAGTTGGGTTTGCTGTTGTTAAATCATTAAGTGTTGGGTACTCGCCAAGAATATTTAAACCTTGACCAGGTGCACCTGTAGGACCTGTTGCTCCTTGAACACCAGAATAACCTTGAGGACCTGTGGCACCAGCGGGTCCAGCGCTTCCAGCAATACCTGTAGGACCTGTTGCGCCTGTTCGTCCTGTAGGACCAGTTGGACCTGTTACAGATGGGCCTGTTAAACCAGCGGCTCCTGTTGCGCCTGTTGCGCCAGCAGGACCTGTAGGTCCGCGTTGTCCAGTAGGGCCAGTTACACCAACAGGTACGGTTGGTCCCGTTGCACTGGTAGGGCCAGTTACGCCTGGATACCAATCGCTGTTATCAGGGCCTACGACAATAATCTCATCTGCCACTTTAGTCCACCGTTACCTGTTGAGTTACAAATACTTGACCTCTCAAGTACGTTTTTTCCCATGTAGGGTCTGAAACTTTAGTTGCCTGCAAATCCCAGAACGCACGAACAGGAAGATATTTAGTTTTATCACTTACTAGCGACAACTTAAGCCTTCCTTGTGCAGCATCTAAAATTGTAACATCTAGAGTGGCATATTTAGATGGTGAATTAGGGTAGGTGCGAATCTCTGCTTTCCATGTAAGACCCGTAATATTAAATGCAAAGTCAACAATTTGCTCAAATGTGTCGCCTTGGTACATAACAATGTCATAAACCTCAGCTGTTGTAGGCACAGGCTCATACCCCATTGGGTCTACAGGAAGATACATACGCTCTGGTTTTCTAGCATCATCAATCTCTTGGCCCTTGTATATAGGTACAAATTTATTAGTGTGACGGCTAGTACGACGAAGAGTGCCAACCTGTATACGCCATAGGCCTATATTAAGAGCAGCGCACAGCTGACGGTACTGTTCCCAGCGTTGCTGAATTGTGTTAGTCAGCTGTGCATAGCGCTGTGAACGGGGAATCACTACGCCATCAGGCGCGGTGATATTAATATCAAAGGACGCATCAGTAGCTAAAGCCCACAAGGCTTCAATAGTTGCAAGGATAGCAATTGGGTATTCCTCAACTCCAGGAATCATCTTAAGGTTTATTGCGCTGCCAAAGTTATCTGTTCTTTCGTACACGTGCTGCTCTACGGCAGTATTAATAAAGCGCTCAATGTCGCTATCTGTAAAGTATCTGTAACCAGTTCCGTTAACAACTAGTTTTGCCCCAACAATAAGGGGGTCTTTAAAGTGAATAATGCCTTGGTCTTTTTCTAATTTATAACCAAAGGGTGCTGGGACCACGTCGTCAATAACTGCGACATAAAGTGTGTATGGGTCAACAGGCTTAGTGTTTAAATAAAAATCTTTTAATACACCGTCACCATCAGCGGTGAAGGTAAATTCTTTAGGTAAGTCTCCAAGTTCAAGACGAACTCTCGATACAAGGTCTGCCATTGAGGCCACTTAATTCACTCCTTTAACGACTATGTAAACGAAGAAGCGGGCAGTAATGCCCGCCGCTCCGCCGAATTAAGTGCTCGATAATCCGTTAACTGCTTAGATTACTCCAGCTAGATAACCTTTTTCCTCAAGATGCTGTGCAACTTGACGAGACACTTTGTACTTCTGTCCAGCTTTAAAGCTGTAGTAGTTTCCTGCACCTAGTGTCATAGAATCAATTGTTTCGATAACACGGATTACAACTGAGTCTTCTGACTCGCTAATTACTGTTGGGTCATCAACAATAACTGTTGCACGGTTTGGTACGGTTGCATCTACTACTTCTGTTTCAAGCTTGATTTGTGCTTCGGCAGTAGCCATAGACATTTCCGATGCGCGTTCTTGCATTGCCTCTAGATTTTCTTCTAGAGCCGCTTCACGTACGCGACCAGTAACATCCGTCGGTTTTACTTTACTTGCCATTTATATCCTCCGATTTAGTAACTGTTAAAGTGGGGGCCTGGTTGCCCAGGCCCCCTAGGTAAAACTAATTAGTTGGTTTCTGCAATGATTACAGACTGGTCAGTGATTAGACCAAGACCGAAGATTGAGTACCAAGCAAGAGCATGCTCACGACCGAAGTCAAGAATTCCGCCATCGCGAAGTTCAACTGGTAGAGAGATTGCGTGACCGAATGCGTTATCTCCAATGAAGATACCTGCGTAGCGGTCTGAACCACCATTACCTGTCTTTGTAGCAGGAGTGATGTAACCTCCACCAGCAGTTACTGTTGGGTTAGCAACAGTTGTGTCTGTGGTGTAAGAAGCACCAGCACCGCCAGCAACCTTAAGAACCTGTGTGGTTTCGATGAATACGCAGTCGTATAGACGACCGATTTCACCGAGCATAAAGTTACCTGGAGCAGCGTACTTAGTGACTTCAATAAATTCTGGATTGTCACGGAGCTTACGGCTCTGGTGTGGGTGAACAAACGCAACGTATGTTTCGCCGAGGCGTGGGATGTTCTTGGTTGATAGGGTCTCTACTGCATCCTTCACTGTGTGAGGTGTCATGTAGTAGGTACCTGTCATAGCAGCGCGGTTAGCAGCGGTTGTACCATCTGCGTACCAGTTGTTAACTGCTGTAAGTGCTGAGCGGTCTTCACCATAAATTGTTGAAGTCGCTGCATATAGTGTGTCGCGTGATAGCTGGTCTAGGTAGATAGCCATGTTACGACCAAGAAGACGTGAGGCTGATGCCATTACGTCATCGAATGATGCGTTAAGAAGAAGTTCTGATACAGCAAGAGCATATCCATGCTCTGATACTGTGATTGAGAACTGCTGTGCAGTCAACGCGTTTGTCTGCATACGTACACCTTCAACAAGACCGCTTGCGAAGCCTAGGTTGTTGTAACGCATGAAGTTGATTTGTAGACCAGGTGCAACACCAAGTTCAGTCTTCTTGACTGCAAACTGCTCAAAGCGAAGGATAGGCATAGCCTGGAACAAGATTTCCTTGGACCAGATTGTCTGAATCGCTTGAGTCAGCTGGGTGTTAGTGCCTGAGTATGCTGTTGGGGCTGCGGCTAAGTTGCCTGTACCCGTGATACCAGATGCCATTTACTTGTGACTCCTTATTTGTTGGAATTTGGGATTGTTGGGTTTACCCGAACAGGCCGCGAGATTTACCACGAGCAGTGTCGCTCATGATACGTTCTCTGTACTTTGCGTAATCGTTCATCGACATGGACGAGATATCCTCGGCCGTAAAGTTACGTTGCTCCATATTAGTGTCCATTTGTCCGAGCGGGGGCGTGGTTACCCTTGTCCCCGTCATTTCTTTCCTTGCGTTCTGCATAGCTGACTGCGCAGATTCAAGAATTCTTGCTGAACGTTCTTTTAAACCTGCAATACTTGCGTCAACTTCATCAGGGGTGTTACCACTGATAAGGTCTAGCAGTTCAGGAATAATAGCTTCACGTTCTGTTTCTACACGCTGTGTGCGGTAGGTTTGTAGGTCAGCAAAAGATTTTTCGCGTTCCAGAAGAGCAAAGGCACGTTCACGCTCTTGACGCTCACGCTCCAACTGCTCCTGCCACTCTTGTTCCTTGGTCTTAAGCAAAGTACGAACATCCATGTCACTTTCAAGAGCTTCCTGCTCAGCTTTAGCTTTTGCTTCTGCTTCTGCAGCACGTGTAGCAAGTTCTGCTTCACGTTCTCTTTTAATGGCGTCGAGTTCTTCCTTCAACTTATCAATCTGAGGGTAGAGCTTTTCTTTTTCTTGGCTTCTTACTTTTGCCAAGTCATCTTCTGTATAAAACTTAGAAGTTGCCTTAGTAGTAGGTGCGTCAGCGACAACTGCGTTGTCTGACGACTGGGCTACAACTGGAACTACTCCTGCTTCTGCCGCGAAGGCATCAGCGTTAGATACTTCTGCTGTTTCCATAGTTATCCTTTACATTCTAGGGGTCGTTTTCCGAAGTGAGAGCACAAATGACCAAACGTTGATTCTATTGTCTTTCTAAATACAAAAAATGTCAGGCTAAACCTTTATTTTTCGTACTCTTCTGGTACTCGCCTCTGTGGGAGGACAGTTCCATAAGCTTCAGTTACCAACTTGTTACGCAGGTCTGCTTCGCCCATATTGGCGGCACCTAGCGCGTCATCTATCGTTGGTGGTAGTACTGCTGGGGCTCCAGGAGCTCCAGTTGCACTAGGGGCACCAGGGGCGCCTCCTGTTTCAGGGTTAGGCATAGTGCCTGTAAGTTCAGCAATCTCTTGTTCAATCTGGGTCTGTAGCAACTTAAGTGCGCCATCGGCTGTAGCGTCATCAAGAAGCTCTTGACGAATCTCATTAAGTTTCTCAGTTGGGAACTCTTCACCCAAAGTACGCAAAGCGCCTTCCTTAGACTCAAGGCCTAGGGATAGCATTGACTGGACTTCGTTAAGTGCAATCAACTTGTCTAGTGGAAGAGGCTGTGGGAAGAATACGTAAGTTTGATACGTAATAGGGTCGTTAGGGTCTAGACGGTCAACCTGACCCTTTTTAAGTTTAACGTTTCTTGTTGGGTCCCATATAAATACTTCAGGCTCCTTGATAGCAATGCTACGAAGGATAAGCTCGTTAACGCGCTCTAGGCCGTGTGCGTACTGAATAATCTTTTGGTGATAGCGGTTCATCAAAGGTTGGAACTGGATAGATAGCGCAACACCTGATGTGTTAGAGATAGGCTGTGCTTGACCAAGAGCAGTCTCAGGAACACCAATCATCTCGTGCATGGACTTCTTAAGCATAGCTAAGAATTCCATTGCACCCTTTAGACCTTGTGAGCCACCTTCTAGGTTCTCTACCTTTGCGTCTTTTGGTAAACCGCCCCAGACTTTGTTAGCGCCCTTTTCCAATTGTGAAGCTTTGGCACCAATGATGACTGTGACGGGAGCAGCATGATAATTAACGATGTCAGCGATGTCAGTAGCAGTCTCGTTATAAGTACGGTTAATATTAATAATATCGTGACCGTCGCTAAGACCCCAAGGGCTACCACTAATACGAACATTTGGAATATGAACAATGGGAACAATACCAAGCGGGTTAGGGCGAGAGTCAATGAGCTCATCATTGATGTACTCCTCAATCATGTCATCTGTAAGAATTTCAGTGTAAGTAAATACCTGACGTGTACCTTCTAGCGATGTGCCCCAGAAACGGTATTTTAATTTAAAACGGATTAGACGTTCACGGTCATGTGGGTGGAACTCTGGAAAACAGAAAGCTGCGTTAAGTGGAAGAATGCGAACACGTCCTGGGTGCTGTAGACCAGATGTATCAGTCCAAGCTTCTTCGTATGCAACCTTGATAAAGCAGTCTCCAGATACAGAGCCTTGCTGTCCCATTTCCCACAGTACTGTTGCCTTATTGTTATCTACTTCCCAAACACGTTCCAAGATATCTGGAACAATAGCCTCTGTTTCTTTTGGAGAACGGAAGTTAACACCTTTACCAAAGGTAAAGTTAATAATAAAATCTGTAAAGGCACGGTAGTAATTAAGTACTATCTGTGCGTCGCCTATTTGACGGCGATAGGAGTAATGGTGACCAAGATACATAGCCCAGTTAAGAGAATAACGATTAAGACGCGGGCCGTGGACTTCAAATTCTTCATCTGCTAACTCAACCAATCCTAATGGCGAGATGGAAATAGTTAGGTCGCTAGACGCCGCCCTATAGGACGGTGGCGAGAAATCAATGCTCAACTATCCACCTTTGTTTTTCTATGCTGGGAGAAGAATACCACGCTAATTGTATTAGCGGAAACTTTGGCCGCGTTTAATAACTTTTTTATTGACTGGCTTAGTGACCTTCTTTTTTTTCTGCTCGTCTTTTTTCTTTTCAGCTTCTTGTACGTAGTCTCTAAAACGCGGGTCAACGTCTTTTTTAGATTTAACGTATTGACCGCCCATTTGATTGTACTTAGCGTGAATCCAGTGTCCGCGAGCAGGTGAGTTTTTAGAAAATTTTGCTCCAGCTTGAGCAGTAATCATGTTCCAAAGTTTAGGGTTGGCAGCTTCTTGCTTTGCCGTTTCTTTTACTTCTTTACCTCTGATAAATGCCATTGCTGTTCCTCTGAAATGGGAAAACTACCCCCGCCAGCTTTGTAGACTGAATACGGGGGTAGTAAACCTAATTAGTCTTGTACTACTGCTGGGTTTGTTGCTTTTTGGTTAGCACCGTTGCGGAAAACTTCCTCAAAACGGTTGTCGCCATGGTCAGCAAATGCGCCAGTTGAAAAGTCAGAGAGACTTGCTGGTGCTTCTACCCATGCTGCGGAACCAACATGTGCGCGTTCACGCATTGTTTCTTCTGCAGTCTTTGTGTGAACAGGCTTATTGCGATTTGGGCGACCTGCTGCAGGTTCGTATCCCTGCATAGCGCCTGTTGTAAACTGCGTTGGGATATCAGTGTCTGTTGCAAGACCTTCTTCAAAACGTAGTGGGCCACGCTGGCCTGGTGTTGCAGGTGACATCTTACGGTCGTAAGTTGTTCCTGGACGTTCAGGCATCTTAGGTGATGGTGCGATTGTCATAGTTATAACTCCTTATTAAAGGGTGAGGACCTCGTATAAAAGTGTCCTACGTATTGGGCGTAAAGTCAGGCTAAAGTGGTAATTACCTTGAGAAGAATGGGGAGGTTGACACCTCTACTGATGGCATTGTTAAATCCATAGTTAAAGATACGGCGATTGCTAGGCTGTCGGCGTAGTCATCGTGGGCATGGGCTTCATCTGGGGCATGGGCTAGGAAATTAGGACCAGTGAACTTTGTCTCTAGGTCCGTCATCTGTTGGTAAAAGCGTTTCCAAGTACGAAGGCGTCGTGTTTTTGCATGTGCTGGCCAACCGACCATACGTCGGTCAATTAAAGCTTTTAAATGCTTCCAACGTTTAGATTGTTCTGGTTGGCTACTTCCTATGGCATGTACTTCTGCTCGGGGTAAGAGGAGTTTGAGTCTTTGTGCAACCGCATCACCCACGCCGTTAGCGTCAACGCCAACAGCAAGTATGTCATAACTCCCCAAGAAATTAACGATTTGAAAATATTGGTCTTCCCAGTCATCACCCTGTAACTCCATCCAGTTTAAGATTCTATGGTCAAAATATCCAAACTCATCTGGTCTATCCCAGTCAACCCAAACAACAGTTACTACTGTTGAGTCCATCTTCCGTGCGGGGTCAATACCGACAACCACAGGTGAGCGATGCCACGCACGAACAAGTTCTTGGGACGTGTCTCCAAGTTCGTCCATGATTGAGGATGTAACGAACATCCCTCTCTCCAACAACCATTTACAGTTGTAGGACATTTGGAACTCGTCAGAGTCCTCTCCAATACGGAGCATCTCTTTCTTGATGAACTTTGCGTAGTTGGCGTTGTATTTAGAAACATCTCGGTAATCCCACTCAAAATGATTTTGTCGGCTGGACCTTCCAGTCTGCCTACGCTTGTTTAATTGGATGGAGCGGTAAAAATTATTCTTACTTGTTGTTGGAGTACCAGTCTTAACCATAGTTCCTGAGTAGTACGCAAGCATAGGAGAGATTGATTTAGATACAACAAAGTCGTCGGCCTCTTGACACTCGTCAATAACAATAAGGTGGAAAGACTTAGACTCAATCTTTGCACGAGGGTTAGCTGTCATCATCATAAGGCTGCTGCCAGAGTTCTTTAATTTAATCTGTCTAGTAACTCCAGGGACTTTACCTAGGCTATCGTCAATCTCAGGGTCACCCATGATTTCTTGAGCACGTTCACTAGTAAGCCTATTAACTGTACGACCAAAGAGCGTTTCTACCTGTCCTTCAACAGGAGCAAACATACCAATCCATATACCGTCTTTAAACTGACCAAGTAGGTCTGGGTACATCTTTGCTAAGCGTGGTAGAAGGACCATGAGCGTAGCGACTGTGTTAGCAATAGTCTCTGACTTACCTGACTGACGTGCGGCAAGCGCAGTTACTTCTTCGCCGTCATTAATGATTACAGACTCAATGATGCGTCGAGCAAGCGGCATCTGATAAGGGTGTAGCTCATGCCCAACTAGGGCGTTCATAAACTCAATGCATCTATCTATAAGTTTTTTAACAAATTCTTTAGAGAGCTCATCAAGCTCAAGTTCCTCGTCTTCGGGCGGAAGTTCTTCGTCTTCTACCTCGTCATCGGGAAAGAACTCGTCTTCATCTTCTTCTAGCACAGTGTAGTTCTCCATTACCGAAGTCTATTACATAAACAAAAGGCCTGGGTGTTAACCCAGACCATTTGCGTTGCCACATCACACGGGGAGAGGAAGAGAGAGGCAGGATAATTTTAGCACAAAGTGGACACGCTGCGCTAGCGCGGGGTCATTCTTGTATGCAGCTCGTTAACAACAGCGTGAAGAGCCTCAGCTCCTTGTAGGGCTTCATCCAAGTAAAACTGTTCTCTATTCTTTGAGTAACCAGATAAACACTTAGAAATCTCAATTAATGACTGTTCTGCCCACATTTCTAACTCACCAGTAGCTATCTTAGAAACTCTTCTAGACACCTTTTCGGAAAAAGG